TAGGAGAAAGAACTAGAAATGTAAAACCATTTGATGATGATAATGGTTGGAACTCTAATAATACGACTGGAAATCATATTTACACAAAAGGTAATACAGAATGGGAAGGCTGGGGAACTGCATTGAAACCAGCACACGAACCTATAGTGATGGCAAGAAAACCTTTATCAGAAAGTTCTATTGTAGATAACGTATTGAAACATGGAACTGGTGCAATTAATATTGATGGTTGTAGAATAGAGGGTAATGATGCAAAGTATCCAGATACAAATCCAGATTTTAAAGATGTTGGTAAACAATCAAAAGAAACAATTGGTATTGACAAACTAAGTTTTGGTCAAACACAAAATGTAAAAAGAAAGAGAGCTAATCGTAATCCTAGAACTGATGATAGTGTGTTTAATAAAAGTACAACTGGATTTAAGTCTGAAACACAAGAGTTTGCAGATGCAGACCCTAGAGGTAGATTTCCAGCAAATGTTATGCATGATGGAAGTGATGTGATTGTGAATCAATTTCCAGAGGGTGCAAAAGGTTCTACTGCTCCTAGAAATAGAGATACAGTTGGAATGTTTGGTATGCCTAATGATGCAACTTCTGAATATGCAGATGAAGGTTCTGCTGCAAGATTCTTCTATTGTCCAAAAACTTCTAAGTCTGAAAGACATAGTAATCTAGATGACCACGAAACATCAGTTGGTGCAAATGGTAATAAGTGGACAGACCAAGATTATAGAAAAGGTGATACCAAACCTACGACTGAAAGAAAGAATACACACCCAACTGTGAAGCCTGTTGAGTTAATGAAATACCTTTGTAGACTAGTTACACCAAAAGGTGGTACAGTTCTTGACCCATTTATGGGAAGTGGTTCTACAGGCATGGCTGCAAAAGACGAGGGGTTTGATTTTATCGGTATTGAGAAAGAAAAAGAATACTTTGAAATCGCAGAATCAAGAATCAATCGATTCGCACCATTAATGAATTTCATGTAAAAAATATAAAGATAAGTCCTTGATTTTAAAGGATTTTATAAAAGACTTGACTTTGTTCTCATAACATGGTATGATTAATCATAATCAAAAAGAAAGGATTGTTTATGATTAAAACGAATAAAATACCAGAACTTTGTGGGTGGATAGGAATGATTCTTATTCATGGTGCAACGGCTCCAACATCCATTTCGGTATTGATGGGGTGGTCAACTAATTTACCCCCATTGAATTTTATACTACTAATATGGTTAGGACTATTTCTGTTTCTAGTAAGAGCGATTTATGCTAAAGATACATTATACATTGTATCTAATGCTATAGGATTTGCACTAAACAGTTTATTGTTAAGTTTAATTGCATTTAATTAAAAAAAGTGCTTGACTTTGTTCTGATAACATGGTATAGTATATACATAATCAAGAGAAAGTGAGTCGCAAATGAATGAAATTACACAATTACAGAAAGAATATACTTTCTTTTCAGATATGTTAAAAAGTCTGGAAAAGAAGAAAAAGAAGACGCCTGGCAATGGTTTTGCAATGATGAAGTGTAAAGAAAAGATTGCAGAACTTGAAGCAATATTTGATGATATTGACTATGCAGCTCAAATAACTTACGATTAATTGAAAAAAAGACTTGACTTTGTTGTCAGAACATGGTATAGTATATACATAATGAGAGTTGAGGATTCGGAAAATGATGTGACGATATTCTAAGGACGGAAACAGTGCGAGTAGGTTCTCCCCATATGAATTGAAAGCTATGTCCACACAAGGTGATATGGGGGCACACTAGCTAAAAGCCCTGACTAGTGTGATGACACTGATGCGACCAGACTAAAAGCCAGGCATTTTTAAAAAAAGACTTGACTTTGTTGTGATAACATGGTATATTATAAGAGAATTAAGAATCAGTCATAAAGGAGAGAAAATATGGCACATATGGTAGAAACAATGGCATACGCTGGTGAGTTGCCATGGCATGGTCTTGGAGTGAAGGTCATTGACGATTTAACACCAGAACAAATGATGCAAAAAGCAGGGGTTAATTGGTCTGTTGAAAAACAAGATATGATTACTTCTGGTGGTTCAACTATTACAAACAAACAAGCACTTGTCCGTTCATCTGACGGTTCAGTTCTTGATGTAGTTGGTAAGGGTTGGAATCCAGTTCAGAACGCAGATGCTTTCAATTTCTTTGAAGAGTATGTTCGTGCTGGTGATATGCAGATGCACACTGCTGGTTCACTGAATGATGGTAAAATGGTTTGGGCTCTTGCAAAGACAAACGAATCATTTGAACTTTTCAATGGTGACGTAACAGAGAATTACTTTTTGTTCTCAAATCCACATGAGTTTGGTAAAGCGATTGATATTCGTATGACACCAATTCGTGTTGTTTGTAATAACACATTGACACTATCTCTTAGTAAAGAGAGTGATGCAATGGTTAAAGTTAACCACCGAAAAGAGTTTGACTCTGCTGAGGTTAAAGAACAAATGGGTATCGCAAAAGAAAAAATGGAACAGTACAAAACAATGGCTGAATTCCTTGGTTCAAAACGATACACATCTGAGAACATTGTTCAGTACTTCAATGAAGTGTTCGGTTCGCCTGCAAAGGAAAAAGTAGACGGTGTACTTCCATTTACTTCCAACAATGCAAAGATTGCTATGGAAAACTTGGATACACAGCCTGGTGCAAACTTTGCTCAAGGTTCATTCTGGAACGCATTTAACACTGTCACTTTCATGACAGACCATGTTCAAGGACGTTCAAATGATGGACGAATGACTTCATCTTGGTATGGACGAAATCGTAGGGTCAAGTTGAAAGCACTTGACAAAGCTCTGGAATATGCAGAAGCTGCCTAAAAAAAGTTTTGTGTGGGGGTTGATTTTTGAAAATTAATCCCCATATAAATATAGGTGTAGATGCGAATTATCGGTCTGCACATTAATCTTGCTTAATAAAGGAGATAAACTATGACAAATTTAAGCACACTTAGAAACGCTCTTCAGGCGTTTGATTACAACCACATGACTCCCTACGCAGTAGGTTTCGATAGACAGTTCGATAGATTGTTTGATTACGTTACACATCAAGCAGAATCAACTGGTGGTTACCCACCTTACAACATTCAAAAGACAGAGGATTACAAATTTGAAATTGAAATGGCTCTGGCTGGTTTCAGTAAGAAAGATATTGAAATTGAAGTTGCAGAAGGTGTTCTTACAGTAAAATCACTAAAAGAAAAAGACAGTGGTTCTACTGATGATTACACACTTTACAAAGGTATCTCACAGAGAAACTTTACAAGAAAGTTCACTCTTGCAGATGATATTGTAGTAAAGGGTGCAGAACTTAAAGATGGGATGTTGACTATCTCATTGGAGAGAATTGTACCAGAGGAGAAAAAACCTCAACTAATTACTATCAAGTAATTGATAGAAATACTGAGGGGTGACTTGACATTGCCCCTCTTTTATGTTATAGTCAATTATTAAATCATGATAAAAGGAGAATATATTATGAGTAGACCTAAAATGTCTAAAAAGCAGAAGGTACTAAACCTTCTAACAAAAGGTGAAAATGTGACTTGGAAAACTTTGAGAAAAAGATTTGACCTTGTATCACCAACTAAAATGATTGATACTCTAAAGAGTGAAGGTCATTGTATCTATACAAACGACACTGCAAAAGGTGTTGCATATAGATTGGGAGCTCCTTCTAGGGAAATCCTATCTGCTGGTATTGCATCCGTACTTGGTACAAAGTACGCATACTAAACTGAACTTGGAGAGGGGGGTCTTCCCCCTCTTCCCAATATTATATTATGGAGTTTACATTTGAAAATCTTTGGTAAAGAAAAAGAAGAAAAGCCTGTCGTAGAAGATAAGTTAATTAACTACAAATATTCTGAAGATAGGATACTTAAAGAACTTGCTGAGTATGTTGATTCAACATATAATCAGCACTATTCCCAAAACAAATTTCAAGCTACTGAATTTATTCTAGACTCTGGACATGGAACTGGATTTACTATTGGTAATATCCTAAAATATGCACAGCGTTATGGTAAAAAAGGTAGTAGGGAAGATGCAAGAAAAGACTTGCTAAAAGTAATCCACTATGGTATAATCGCATTACATAATCATGACAAGGAGAAAAATTGATATGAAACTTAGTAATGATACTAGAGAAGTGTTGAAGAACTATTCAACAATCAACGCTAATCTATTGGTGACATCTGGTAATCAGATT